ATATTTATCAAGTTGTTCTTGAGTTGGTTGATATTCATAATTTTTATGATATTCAGGATTATTATTTCTAAACTTTTTAGAATTAGATTTAGTATTTTTTTTATATTGAGAATTAGTTTGATATCTAAGTCTACCATATTCTTTTTCACAAGAACGACAAGAAGATGATAAATAAGTCAAATTTTTTCTTTTGTCAAAACGAGAACGGAATTCAGACTCAGTTTTAGATAGATTACATTTTGTACATATTTTTGGCATAAGTTGCCTCCTAAAAATAGTATAGGAAAAATTTAGGTGCTATCGCGTACCTTTTTAAAAAAAACTGGGGGCCGATTTGTGAATCTGAACTTTTTTTCAGAAATTAGGTAAAAACAATGCGAGTTTTAATTTTAGAGGATAGTCAAGAAAGAATTGATCAATTCCAAAAGAATCTTGAAGGACATGAAGTAATTATAACAGACAAACCAAAATATGCAATTAAACTTCTAGAAACTGAAAATAAATTTGATATACTTTGTCTGGATCACGATATGGGTATGGTATTTGAACAGCCTGGTGAAGGCACAGGATATGAACTAGCAGAATGGGTATCAAGACATCCTGAAGTTAAACCAAAAAAGATACTTATACATAGTATGAATAACATTGGAGCAGCAGCAATGATGCATGTATTAGGTGATGCTGGAATGAAAGCAACTTATATACCTCTGCTATGGACAAAAATAAGAGGATAAATTATGGCGTAGGTAGATCAACTGGTAGATCACCTGATTGTGGTTCAGGTCGTTGTGGGTTCGAGTCCCGTCCTTCGCCCCATTATATTGAGGACATCATGAACTCTCATTTCTCTACATCTAGTGAATATTATGCTAAAAAGCATAGGGAAATTAGCAATGAACAATACGAGATACAAAGGTTATTAAATTTATTAGAATATATTAAACGTGACAAAGTACAACAATTAGCAGATGTACTAGCTCAACTCAGAGATAAACGTAAGAAACATAGGAGAGTGAGGCTAAGATAATGCAACCAAATTATTCAGATTATAAAATTGATGGCACTACATATTATTACAATAATAAGAAGATATATGATTATGAAGATCTTGAACATCTTATGAAGGGTGGTACATTAGATGGGAACCATCCAGATGTAGAAACCATAAGAGTTGAAAAAAAGACAAAATTAAATCTCAGGAGAAACTAATGGCAATACCTCCTGACGCTAAAGAATATATAGATAAATTTAATGAGCAACTACAGAAATTTCTAGATACATTAATGATTAACCTTTCAGTTAATATAGAAGGACAATGTTCGTGTACTTATGAATGGAAACATACTCCACTTGTTGATTCTATTGATATTTGTACAACTAATTTAGAAATTAATTTTTATAGAGGTGAGATTAAAGCTAATAACATATCATCTACTAAATTAGCTAAAAGAAAAGTAAAGTTAAGGGATATATAATGAGAAAATTAGCAAGTATAAGAACAATGGGAAGAAAACTCGCATCAATTAGAATAGTAGGAGACATAAGAGAAATAGAAAATGCTCAAAATATTGAAGTTGTATTAGTAGATGGTTGGGAAGTCGTCGCTAAGAAAGGTGACTTCAAAACTGGTGATAAGTGTGTCTATATAGAAATCGACAGTATAGTACCAGCTAAACCTGAGTTTGAGTTCCTTGAGAAGAGAAGATACAGAGTAAGAACTATTAGACTACGGAAGCAAGTCTCCCAGGGTATTGTCTTCAAGCCAGAGGATGTAGGCATCAGTGATAAGTATCCAGTAGGTAAAGATATCACTGAGGAGCTTGGTGTAATTAAGTATGATCCACAAGCTAAGAAAGAAGCTCGCATGAGAGAAGCTGAGCTTCAGAAAAAAAGTAAGTTTGTAAAATGGATGATGAGATTTGGTTGGTTCAGAGTTATGATGAAAGGCAAAAGAAAAAATTGGCCTGAATGGATAGCTAAGACAGATGAAACTAGAATACAAAATGTTCCTTCTTATCTAGTTAGACACGCAGATGCTATCTGTTATGCTACAGAAAAAATGGATGGTAGCTCAGCCAGTTACTCACTTAAGAAAATGGGTAAGTTTCTATGGTTTAAGGATTTAATTTTCACCGTATGTAGTAGAAATATGTGGCTTAAACGTACACAACAAAAGTTTAAGAACGATAAATTTGAATTTGATAGCAATAACTATTGGGCTGCTGCTAAGAAATATAATCTTGAAATTAAACTAAGAGAACTAGATAAAGAATTAGTTATTCAAGGTGAAATATTAGGTGAAGGTATTCAAAAGAATAAGTATAAAATTAAACCTAATGATATTAAGCTACGAGTATATAATATCTATGATATAAAGCGTGACGTATGGCTAGGTGCCAATGGCATCAAGACATATTGTAAAGCTCTTGGATTAGAAATGGTTCCTGTAGTATGGACAGGTAGATTAAAAGATCTAGGAACTACAGTACCAGAAGTAGTTGAAAAATCTAAAGGTAAATCTTTACTTAATCCTAAAATACATAGAGAAGGCATAGTAATTAGACAGATACTTGCTGAAGAAGGTAAGCGAGGACTTAGCTTTAAGGCAATTAATCCTGACTTTTTACTTAAGTATGACGACGAATAAATTACCACTAAATCTAGACGGAAAGGGACTGCATCTTGCGGTCCCTTTTTTGTCGTAAACACACTATATTATTTATATAACTATGATTGAAATACACATAAGAGATAAGAATAGAATAGTAAATGTAACATCGCCAGGAAAAACTCCACTCCGAGGAAGAATGGGCAGTGGTATGTTTTTCTATAATCCCCTCGACTATTTATTAACTGCCATAGGAATATGTGCAGGCGGACAGCTCATAGATTATTGTAGACTTAATGAGCTGAATCCTATTATATTTGAAACCATTACGTTGCTTAAGGAAGATAATAATTATCTAATTATCATTAAGAGACCTGAAGATTTTGAAGATGAACATCTATGGAGAATAGCTAAGACATTAAGTAACTGTGCTATTGCTAGTGAACTTAAAAAAGATATTGAAATCAAGTGGGAAATAAATGAGATACCAACTGAAGAGTTATTAAAGCTCGAGACAAAGAGAGGTTGCTGTGGCTCTTAATTTAAGAAGAGGACTAGCTAAAGAACGTAAGGATGAAGCTAAGAAAGAAACTATTGCTGACCCATATAATCTTAAGCATAAAACTGTTTGTATAACTGGCACTGTAAGAGGACTCACCAGATTACAAGCTCAGAAAAAACTTAAGCAAAGATACACTACTATTAAATTTACTAGTAGTATTACTAGTCAGACTCAGATATTAATTACAGGGTACGGAGTAGGACAAAAAAAATTAACAGTAGCGACGACTCGTAAACTACCTATTATAGAGTGGATAAAAATATGGGTGAATTAATTAAAGGGCCTTGGCCTGAAGAAACACATCTCCAAGTACATCAGAGATTGTTTGAGAACTTACTAGAATTGATGAGTGATTTTAATGACACAATACCAACAGAATCTCCATTACCAACAACAAAAAATGACGATCTGGATTGGACCAAGATACCTATTAACTTTTTACTACAGTACGCAGCAATAAATATACAAAAAGTAACCCATGAGCATGTGTCTGTTGATATTCCAACCAAGGAAACTACTGATGAAGTTCCTATTTGACCTAGATGAAACATTATATACTGGTGACTTAGTAAAAGTAGCATCTGATCAACTCGTTAACGAGCATTTAATTACTACTAAGTATAGTGGTAGAGATATTGAATCGTTTCCAGACATGAAGGGAATACCTGATATTGTTAAAGAAAGAACAATAGATTTGTTTACTAATCCTTACTGGGCAGCAATAGCTAAGAAGCCTTTGCCTGGAGCATTTGCTATGCTTAAACTACTAGTTAATCAAGGACATGAGATAGCTATACTAACAGCTAGACCATGTACTATACATGAGGCTACAAGATTTGCATTATGGAGAGACTTCCCTGGAATAAAAATCCATTCTATGTTTGCTAATGATGCTAGTAATTGCGAAACAGTATCAAAAATAAATTATTTAGCTAATTATCGACCAGATGTATACTTCGATGATCATTATACTTATTGTATGGAAGCTTTAGAGGCAACTCAAAGTAAAATGAATCCTCGCACTCAAGTATATCTAATATCTAATGGTCATACACCATGGAATCACAATGCAAAAATTAAACGCAGACTTACTAAAGTTAAAAGTATATTAGAATATGATCTACGGGAGTTAGTAAATGGGAAGCAAGAGTAGAGGAAATTATGCGCCTGGATTTAGTTTAACACAAAAAGAATTTGATAATATATT